GGTTTTCTGAATGTGTTTTAGCGTTAGGTTGCATTAGGATTTCTTTTCAACCTAGAGACTAAACCCGTTAAGGTTGCATTACGTTAGGACACACTAAGGAAGTGTAAGGATACTTTAGGAACATAAACCTAAGGTTTAAACTTAAAGTAACATAGGGATATAATCCTAAGTGTAACTATGTAACACTAGGTAGGAATGTATACCTAAGAGGCGCGAGGCCAGAACGATTCGAGGACACTAGGACCGAAATCCTAGCTATTCGGCTGCAATATGATTAAGGCAACATCATGACGCCGAACATTAACATTCGGTAACTATTGGCAATCATTACAACGGGAACACGAATAAGCGGAATGGTCCGAAGCGGACCTAATTAAGTACAAGCTAGGTTGATTTAGTCGTTTAGCTATGCGATCATTAGGATAGTTAGGAAATAGGTCCTAACGATGGGAAAGGAATTAAGTCTCATGCTCATAGTCTGGTATCAGATACGCGGCGAACGTGATGCAATCGTTATTCCGAAGGGATTGGAACACGCGACACGATACGATTGCCAATACGCAAGCGGACTAGCTGCACCTCATTATCCTTTGCCCGTTATTCCGTTGCGCGTTGTCATTCGAAACAAAACGGTAGTGATTGGTGAAAGCGTGACGCGATTTAAAATATGGTCGCGTCGTTTCGGAACGTGGTCACCACAATGAACAAAGCATTGGAACGCCATGCGCGTTCCTTTGCCTTGTTCATTCCGAACAAGCGGCAATGTCCTACCGACACAGGGACAAATTGGAGAGTGTTATGGCTATCAAGATGAAACAAGCAAAGCAGACTGAAACCGTTAGCGACGATGATACCAGCGTTGCCAATGGTGCAAACATTCCTGCTTCCAATACGCTTGCAACCTTGCAGACTTTCATCGGGCAAGGTGACAAAGAGGTGTCTGCACTGGCTCAATCTTTGCTGGATGCAAAGAACGAATGGGAAGCAGGTCCCGCGACCATGCTCATCACTCTTACTGATGCATATTGTGGTCCGGCTGATAAGGACGGCAACAGGGCGCATGATCTAACCGAGTTCTTTCCGCGCCCTGTAACGGAAGCGAAGGACGAAGAAGGTATCAATGGTCCCCATGAGTTCTTTGAAGCACCAAAGCCGGACAAAGATGGTGTTCTCAAAACTCGCAAGTGTAACTTTTTCACCGAGACATGGGATACCTTGAGCATTGGCAAGGCTCAAAACTTTGTCTTATCTCAACTGCGGCACTTTGAGAAAGGTGGCGATGAGACAAAGGCAGAAGAAAAGTATCGCCAGATGCAGGCTGACAAGCGAGTGAACTTGAAAAAGAAAACGCAAGCCGACAAGTCACGCGGCAGACAAATCATTCGCAAGGCAGTCGGCGTACATTATGTCATGTACGATCTGGCCGACTATGCCGAGCGAGTGACGCTTGAGTTGGATCAAGACGATATTGCTAACTTCGGGCAATACCCGTTCAACTTGATTGATCAAACGTCTGTCAGGAAATATCGTCCCATGTCAGTCGGGGATATTATGAAGGTTGATGTCCGCTTGGCTGTGCATGATGCTGGTGCCGATGGTAACTTGTACGATGCTATCGTTCGCCAGTTAAAGCGTGGTGCTGGTGGTGTCGCAGACGGTGCGCGGTACACCAATGTTAACGAGTTCTTCAAGGGCGTTGCGGCCATGATTAACTATCTGGATTTAGATAGTGAAGATGGTCGCCAACACTTTGAAGATATAAAAATCATGCTGGCGAAAAAGCAGAATGGTCCGCTTGTCGAACAAATCGGAACGCTTAACAGCGTGGTGCGCGGACTATGGTCGGAACCGTTACAAGTCAGGTTCAGCAAAATCATTGACGCAAAGATTGCTGAACAGAACTTGACGGAAAAGGTTGCATAGCATCTAGCTTACAACCTGACAAACAATGGCCGCCCGGTTAACAGCCGGGCGGTTTTCTTTTACGCCGCATTATGATTTTATTCCTATGAGATTATATTCCTATCCCATACACATAGACACATATGAATACTTGCATATGTTGTCCTGATGATAGGTAATTCAAACCCGTTGCCACCCATAACTAATGCATCTATACCTGCTTTGATGACAGGTTGCCTTCAAACCCGCTGACGTACAGGGCTGCTAACAGTAGAATAAACACACGATGCAAGATCGGACTTGCATAAGCACAGGTTAGGTTGATTTAGAAAGTTAGCTATGAGATAATTAATAATGATCGGGAAAGGCCCGGTCAAAAACGAGAGGGTTAGATCATGGATTACCAAGAGATAGCCGAGCGCGTCGGCGAAGAGAACGCTTTCATTCTTTGTGAGCGTTATGCCACACATCAAGCGGGTTTAGTGCTCATGTGTGAGCCTTACATCTGCGACGTGAAGCACGTCGTGGGTCCAATGAAGGGAACTATCCTTCCTCCTACTGAACATGAAGACCTTCCCTTCTCTGTTGCAGACACCAGCACATTCCTTCGCAGAATGTTGAAGATCGAACAAGAATTTGCGAGTGGCATTAGGAAACGCCCTGCCTTTACTGAATAGTCTCTACCCACTCTCCATTAGAGTGTGAAAGTCCCTAGGCGAGAGCCTACTACCCCACGCTCTCTTACGGTGGATGGAGATTATAGGGTTTGGGGGTTGTCCCTTAAACAACCTCCGCTAATTCAACCTGATGGGAGTTAACCATGTCTTGCCAACGAGATTCATTCGGACGTGCACGTTGTCGTGATTGTAACAAAGGTTTCAATCCATTTTGGGCCTACATCAATGATGTTGGTGCAGGTCCAACTCACGACGATGCGTACACAGTTCCTCAATGTGAGGATTGCTTTGAGTCTTCTTTAGAAGATTTCGAGGAAACTCGCCGTGAACGTATCGCCATTAAAAACGAATACTGATGGGAGACTAAGATGGACTTGTTTATGCTTCGTCACGTACCTCTGCCTCACGATGGCGTAATTCCAGGAGCAAGAGGACATAAGAAAATTGTGGTGCCTAAAGGAACCGAAGTTTTTTGTATCACACCTTGTGTTGATCGTGTTAGAATGTTTTGGTGTGCTTATCTAAAAGAAGATAGTGCACAGAAAACACTTGAAGGATTAACAAAAACTGTAGTTGGCCCTGCAAGACGCCAAATCTCCTATGAAAATTTAGTGGCTTGGAATTTCAAATACGAAATACCCAAGCGTATTCACCGTGAAAAATGATGGGAGACTGACATGACCGTAGCTGATTTACTCAGGCTATTGCCTGAAGAACGTACTCGCGTAGCCGTATCTGTGGCTATGTTGATTGCAGCTAGACACCGTAATGAAGTGACTAGTTGGTATGGTACATACGGACAGGAATGTCTGGATGAATTACTTAAATCATTGCCTGGGAGAGGGGAAAATGGGAAAGTTTCCACTAGTTAATTTCGGTAGCATTGTCGGGGGTAAGAACCCAAAGAAGCAATCTATCTATACGGATAGAAGCTACGTAAGTCAAGTGTTGCGTTCTGCGTCTAACCAATCCACTAATCAGAGACGGAAGAACGGACATGCGATGCCCTCCTTGCCAACCATTACCATTCCTTTCGCAGATGATGGAGAACCCCGTGAGGTTTCTGGAAAGGCTAAGGCCAAGCGTAGGTGATCCGCCCTTTGAGATTATTCGAGGGCGTAGGCCGGGTACGTATTTCGCTGTATTTCGTAATACTTACGAAGCACTTGAGTTTGATCTACATTACCCGTGGGTGTTCGAAGGTTGTCCTATCGCTCACTTCGGGCAATACGAGAACGCCTTTGACATCACGGCTATGCGGAGACAGATGCAATGATCTATGTCACTAGTGGATGGCATGATTGTGCGTATCGTAACATCCGTAAGAAGGCTGTGGATGTGGATACGCTAGATTGTATGTTGCGTGATGCCATGCGTATGTCTGAGCTACAGTTCAAACATTTGTACGGGGCTAAAGCCTTTAGATTTCGTGCCCCGGATAACTCAGTGCGTATTGTGTCTACATTTAGGGAACCTAGGGTTAAACCTAGTGTCCTGCCACGCGCTCCAGCCCATAAGAATGATCCGAGGAAAGGAGAGTTCATCGTCTTTGTCTCGGAACATGATGAACTATATTACGGTAGGATATTATGGGTTAATCGTTCTGATGATCAATGTGGTATCTTGCTCCTTAAGGATAGGGAGTACGAGTCCTTCGATCTCTCTATGCTAGAGAGCACAGGAGACTTCGGGCGTAGCGTACGCTGGAAGATAACCCTGTAGGTAGATAGATACTTTAGAACGGCGCTGGATAAGCGCTTATAAACTATTTTTCTACTCTTGTCAAGGAGAAACATATGAAAATATGGGACTTCGTGCATCAGTTCTTTCCGCTACTAGCGGCCACTTTTCTCTTCATGATTATGCTGATGACAGGTTTTTGGACGACACCGAGGCCCTTTGTCGATGCCAATGGCAATAGTATGCACAGTCGATATTCGCAGGACGTTAAAGAAGTTGAGCAATCACCAATAAGAACAAGGAAGCAAAACAGACTGCAACAACGGGAGAACGACTTGCATTAGAAAGTTAGGTCTGTTATTATTTAAGAATGATGGGAGAGCAACATGGTCAACAGGGTTATCCAACAGAAGATCATTAAACAGAAGCGCATGCGTAGGGCATGGGCCAAGCGCTTCTCAATGCGTAATGCAGGCCCAATGAGATACCCTGGTTTCTTTAATGATCAGGGTGAGTTCGTAGATATGTCATTGCGTTCGCGTACCCAATCAGCTAGGGTGAATGATTTAGATAGTCAGTTAAATGACTTTCTTCGTCGGAAGTTCAGGTTTAAGTTATCCGACCCAGAGAGCATCTATGCGCGTCATCGTGGCTTACATACTGACATGACGCACGACGGCGAACTTGTACTCGCTCGCATGGTACAGAGTAGAAGCGGGGCAGGAACGCTGCAAGGTGAACAGAAGTTCGTTCGATCTGTATGTATCAAACGGGACACTTGTCTGCGCACCTTGTATATGTCGGGGGAAACGAACTTCTTCATTGAAGTTCGTGTTACCGAAGGGGGTACTGTCTTTTTACGGTCGTGTGAATACATAGACCGACAAATGGCTTTACTCGCCCATAAGACGGATAACATCTTGTGGGAAGAAATAAGTAACTCACCCGAAGCTGACACCAATTCCAGTTCCGATGCGCAGGGTTGACTAACCCTCTCTCCTGTGCGTTGAAGGTGCGCCGGGCGTCGGTTCCCATCCCGACGTCCGGTTCACATCCTTTTCTGTAACCGTCAGCGTATCATCCAAAAGTGAATGACGAATAGTTTCGTGCAGAAGAATCGTCTGCTTTCATCGGCCAGACGCGTTCTGAGGCTGCACGGAAGAGGCACCAGGCGGGTAACCCTGCTCCCCCACACATGAAAAGGGCACCTCGTCTGGTGTCCTCAATTCTTTTGTGCATAAACGTGGAGAACGCACATGGACGAGGTTATCCAATACTTCAACGGACTTGAAGAATGGCAGAAACCCCTTGCTTTGGTCATTGTAGGTTTCATCTTGTATCTCGTGATTAAGTATGTGATGGGACTATGGGACAAGCTGATGGGGTACAGGGCTATGAAGAAGAGGGCAAGGTTAACAAAAGAAGTTTGTGAGATTATTGAAGATCAAATCGTCAATGGCCTTAGCGAAGCCATTGCCTCCAAGCGCATTACTATTGATGATGCGCGTCAGCTATATGGCAAGTTTGCGCACTTGGGTTTCTGGGGGCTTCACCCGCGCAAGTTCACGCCTAAGAAAACCCCAGAAGAATTGCATGAGTTGAAAGAGCGGCTTAAAGCCAAACGACAAGCTCGTGCAACTACTGAGGATAAGCCAGCCATTTCATTGGCCAGCAAGTTCTTGGATGGTATCGAGGCAGAACTAGCGTCTTAACAAGGCAAACTCATGGAGGACTGCAAATGACGAACGGCGTGTCAATCGTGCGGGAAAAAGGGAAGCTTATTCCTGCCGATTATCTTGCCTTATTGGAGAAAGACCATAAGGCAGGGTTCAGCACGACCATCGTAGCTCCCTCGGGGGTAAAACTCTGGGTGAGAAAGTCGATGGGTGCTTTCCCCGCTAAGGAAGCGGATGAAATGCAGAAGCATGATGGGTTCAAAGACAAGACCATTGTGGTTCATTACGCTCATTCGAATTCTACACTTTTAGAAGAGGACCTCCAACCGTTCGTGTTGGTGGAGAACGAAGACAACACTCCGGTGTTGGCCGTCCTGTTGGACGGAGACTTCTCTGGGTTTGCCGATGAGAAATCATCGCATACTGCGGAGGCTCTGTGCGTTCAGAAGGCAATTGCGCCGCGCATCGAGAAGCTCATTCGTCTCACCGACGGTGATCTGGATAAGATCATGGACGAGTTGGCCGACGCAGTTACAGCCCAAGATTGGGCCAACTTCATGCTCGGTTCTCGTGGTTCAATCCTAGTGCTCTGCTCCAACGGGCGCATCCAGACCATTACGGTCGAAGGTGACACCAGTTGCAAGAAGTTCGATTGGGGTTGGGTTTCGAATACACATGGCTATGGAGACGCTCCCAAAAGTTTCGCCGATCAACTGGCGAATGATGTCTCCGGGAAACCTGTTAACAAAGGTAAGCCACTTCTCAAGTTGGCTACTAAAGGTCCCAAGGTTACTGTGGCATCTACCGATCCGTTGGTGGCTCCTATTCCTGGTACTGGTCCTCAGCCTCAAATTGTGGAGCCTAAACCACAGCAAGGAGAAAATCCACTTCCTCTTGCAGACCCCAACGCAATCCTCAGGATCAATGTTCCCACGGGAATGACTTCGCAGCGTGCGTATAAGTGGATCGTGAAACGCATGCCGGAGAACTTCCAGATCAAGAACGTGACGGGCCTTAAGTTTCTCGAACTCAAGAGGTCCGAAGCACCACCTGCCTTTCTCCAGTCATATCTGGAACAGAATAAGCTCGGTGGTCTTGGCGTGGTGCAGACTACTCCTGCTCCTAAGGTTGACCCGGCGAAATCCTCGGTACCGGAAGTCTCCAACAATCGAAAGAAAATCCCTCTGCTACCAACAGCTAAGGCTAAGCCAGTTGAGCAAGGCTATCCCGAAAGAGCAGAAGCTGCCCAGGTTACCAAACCGGATGCCGCACCAGCTCAACCCGAGAACCCACAGGTTGTAGCGGAACCTCTACCGGTGCTATCGCCAGAGCAGAAGGAAGAATTAGTTACTTTCACTCAACAGCCTTCCGTTAAGGCTGGCATGGATGCAATGGGCCGTCTGATCAATTCTCCACACGGCCTTGAGCAGATCAACAAGAAGATCGAAGGTATCGCTAAGCAATTCGGTGGCAAGATGACACCGGAGATATTCGCTTCGTTGCCTCTCGATGATATGATCAAGTACTTCGAACATGACGTTCATGCAGGAGCGCGTCTGTGCTTCCTGATGTGTCATGAATACAACACGGTGAACAAGATGCTCGAACAATTGACCGAGCCTCATGAACCCAAGAAACAAGAAGCAGAACAACCTGCCCAACAACCTGTTGCTCAACCCGAAGGTACCAAGAAGGTATCTTTGAAGTTGAAGCCGCGTAAGGTAGCGTAGAGTATTGGGGGTGTCCTCAGGGGCACCCCCTATTCTTTAGGTAATTTCAAACGGTAAGGGAAGGGAGTCGCCATGCTTCAAGCAATTACCAATTTCTTCACTCGAACTGACCCGAACTGGCTTAGGTTCCGTGCAGAGGCGGAACGCAGAGCACAGTTCACCCCGGATATCCTCGATATCCAGCAGCTCTATGCTGTTAATGTGTTCGTCTACAACGAATGCATGGCATCAGGACCCAAGCACACTACTCTAGGTCCTAATGCAAAGTACGGTGGTCTCGCGTACACGGAGAGTTCTGACTTCGTTTTGTACAAGAAAGAACTCGGAAACGAGACATTCCCCATCGCTTTCCCCGTCACAGACGAACAGAAGATCGGTATGTCTACCCTAATCGGGGACCCCGGTCAGGTCATGGGGGAAGTATGGTCAATTCGCCCTGATGATCTGATTTCGCTTGACTATTACATGCTAAATACTGTAAGGTTCAACAGGAAGCCCGTGAATATCACTATCCCTTATCGGGCAGACACTAATTCAGAGTTTGAACCGGTCACCAAAGAGGTGTTTATGTACGTGGGTGACCTCGATCATTGGAAAGATCAACTCCTTGACAATGAAATGCGTAAGTCGCTCGTCCCCTCGAAGCGACTTTTCTGCGTCAAGGACAGAAACTTTAACGAAACATTAGGTTCCTATTTTGTCTTTGACTACAATATCGAAGCTTATCGGAAGTAAACTTCCTTGTCCGGCCTGCCCGTCGTCAGACGCATACCATGAGTACGACGACGGGCACGGCTATTGTTTTTCATGTCAAACATTTTTTCCTGCTAAGAAAGAGACATTTGCTTTGGATAATTTTAAGTATACTTATGAGTTCATTCCACTTAGAGGTATTTCGAAAGAGACCTTAGCCCGGTATGACGTCAAAACAAAGGTAGACCCAGATGGAAAACCAGTCGCAATCGGTTTCAAATACCCCAACGGAGCAACCAAAGTCCGTTCCCTCGACCAAAAGTCCTTCCATTGGGCTAACGGAAGCGGAAATGATGGCAGTAATATCACGCCAGCACCGGGTCTCTTTGGAACAGATCGGTTCACTGCGGGAAGTCATAAATACGTTACAATCACAGAAGGTGAACTTGACGCACTATCGCTCTATCAAGCTTCGGGCACGCCTGTGGTGTCTGTTCAGTCTGCTTCTTCTGCCGTGCGTGATTGTATTGCTGAACGGGCCTGGCTTAACAGCTTCGAAAGAGTGTATCTCGCCTTTGACAACGATCTCCCCGGCAAGGACGCTACACGAAGTGTGGCAAAGCTTTTCGACTACAACAAATTGTATCAGGTTAAATTTGATAAGCGCAAGGACGCAAATGAGTTCCTCCAAAACGGAGAGCAGGATACTCTCAAGCAACTCTTCTGGAACGCAAAGCGATATCAGCCAGAAGAAATAGTATCTCACTTTGAAGAATTCGAAAAGATATTAGCCGAGCAACCCAAGCCCGGTGTTCCCTACCCGTTCCCCGCACTGAATGAAATGACATACGGGATACGTACGGGTGAGTCAGTTTTGCTTACAGCACAAGAAGGTGTAGGCAAGACGGAATTAATGCATGCCATTGAGTATCAACTCTTAAAGGAGACTGACAATGTCCCAATCGGAGCGATCTTTCTCGAAGAACCTAAGCGAAGGCATCTCCAGGCTATCGCAGGGCTTCACCTCAGACGACCTGTCCACTTACCAGATTGCTTTTGCAAAGATGGTGAAATCTCTACTGCGCTTAGAGAAGCTGTGGGGATGGATGAGCGTCTGCATGTTTACTCTCATTTTGGGAGCGATGATCCAGACGGGCTTCTCGATACAATCCGCTTCTTGGTCAGTGCGCGCTCTTGTCGCTATATTCTGTTTGACCATATCTCTATGGCTGTCAGCGGTCTTGCTGGCGAAGACGAAAGGCGAGCGCTCGACTACCTCTCCACAAGACTAGAAATGATGGTGAAGGAGTTAGACTTCGGTCTAATCATGGTGTCACATGTCAATGACGATGGGAAGACTCGCGGGTCTCGGTACATATCCAAGATCGCCGACATACGCATCGACGCTCGAAGAGATACAGAGCACCCTGATAAAGTTGAACGAAACACCACCACGCTTACGATTTCGAAGAATAGGTTTAGTGGTAAAACTGGTCTGGCTTGCAGACTTATATTCGATCCAGAGACCTACACATATTCGGAGGTCGAGAATGACGTTTGGAAACCATCGAATGACAATTCGGCGGAGGTTCAGGAAATCGACGATACGAGCAGAGCTGCGTAACTGGCGAGAGATATATTTGACCGACACTAGTTACTTTGCAGGTAACATCTTTGGCGATCAAATGGGTCAGAAACGGGATGGACATTCGTTTGTGACAGGTTTCTTGGTCTTAAAGATTGACCGTGGAGATTATTATTTAGTTAAAACAGAAGGGGCATATTGCTATATGCTCTACAAAGACAGAGAATACAAAGGAGAAGAAAATGTCCGCCCAATGCAACCACGCCGGAAAGGTTAAGTTCCTCCACACTACTTGTGCTGATCGTTGGCCTGGCGTATGGTTCTGTGAGGGTTGTGAACAGCGTTTCTCCTTCGATCCTGAGGGTAAAACCTCAGTTCGATATCTCAAGCATCCAAATCCAGCAATCCTCTGGAAGACTATTGAAATTGCACCCGAGCGTGATCAACGTAAAATGAATTCGGAGTAAAATATGGCGAGTATTAGTAAGCGTACATTAAATTGGATCAAGGAAATCCTCCCTAATACAGAGGATGAAGAGACCCAAAAGGCTCTAGGGCTAATCTATAATGCGGGCTATAGAGCAGGTTTAAAGGCTAGGGGTGCTACCCAGGTACCCGAAAGTGAAATAAACGCACCAGCGGCCTTCTAAAAGGCTCTCAGGGCCTATTTAAAACAGGTGTAACCCCATGAAAAGAGAGGTATTAGACACAAACATGGCAGATGTAGTAGATTTTAGTAATTATAAGCGTAAGGGATTGACCTTTGGAGGTGACGGAGGTGGCGACAATTGGCTCGCAGATGTACCTCCGGGTTCTGTGATTGTCTGTAAGAGACAGAACACCCCTAAAGATATTCTTGCATTAGACCTATTTTTCGTGTTAGAACATAAGGATAATCTGACCAACGTAATGCAGAAGGTTCCCACAGGCCAACAGGCTGATATGTGGGTTGATACTTTGGAGTTTTCCCGCTATTATAAGTTCAAGGGTACAGTGGCTACTGTAAAACTTGGCTATGAGTTTGACGGGACACCTGAACAAGAAGAAGAACAAACGGAGACAACCGTAAATGGGAATGATAAGAGGTCCCTTCACGAGGGACGATTGGATAACGATGCTGAACCTAAAGGCTGATATTAATCACCTTAAACGTCTCGATGAAGAGAAGTATAAGTTCTGCATCCGTGGGGAACGTAAGGTTCTCAAGGAATACATGACGAGGGAGGCCGCATAGCGGTCTCCTAAGTCGTGCGAATAGTTTGTGACATAGAGGCTAACAGTCTCGTTAATCCTTCTCATATCTGGGTCATAGTCTGTAAAGACATAGACACCGGTGAATATCATATATTCAGGGAGGTAACTGAGAATGAGGTATCTCGTAGAGAATTCCTGGACTTCACATCCGGCGTGGATTTATGGATTGGGCATAATTTCCTTGAGTACGATTATCCTGTCCTTCACAACCTTGTGGGATTGGACGTCCCTGAGATATCTGATAAGTGCTTTGATACTCTTATACTCAGCCGTCTCATTGATTATTCTAGAGAGACTGGACATTCCATTGAAAGCTACGGAAGAGAATTTGGATTAGACAAGATAGATTTTAATGACTTTAAGAAGTACTCTAAGGAACTTGAAACATATTGTGTTAGAGACGTAGATATTTGTCATAAGGTATACCTTAAGTACCTTAAGTACATAAGTAACCCTGAACATAAGTATTCTATAGTATTAGAACATAGGTTTCAAACCTTAGTAGTTAATAGTATTCAACGTAATGGGTTTAAGTTTAACACTACGAAAGCTCAAGTAATACTTAAGGAGGTTACAGACGTACTCCTTAGGTTAGACACAGAGATACTTAAGGCGTTTCCACCTAGGCTTAAATTAGTTAGAGAAATAACGCCGAAGGTAACCAAACATGGTACTCTCTCCAAAACAGATTTTCGTTGGCTATCTAAAGAGGCTGGCGATATCGATCTATCTGATTACAATGGTGGCCCTTTTTGCAGGTGTATATGGTTGGAGTTCAACCCATCCAGTCACAAGCAAATCGTTGACGTGTTACATGCAGCAGGATGGCAGCCTAGTGATAAGACAGCCACCCACATTGAATGCGAGCGCGAACTAAGTATTGCTAAGCGTAAAAGACTTCCATTAGATGAGTTACAGAGTAAGCTAGAAGGTCTCCTGAAATATGGTTGGAAGATTAATGAGACAAACCTAGCAACTCTGCCGGATACAGCGCCTGAACCTGCGAGACTACTAGCGAAGCGTATTCTCTATGAGTCTCGTAGACGGACGTTAACTGAATGGCTTGGATTGGTCCAAGAGGACGGACGAATACATGGCAAGTTCCTCGGCATTGGCACTTGGACCCATCGTACCGCTACACAGCGGCCCAATCTACAGAATATCCCCAATGAGTTTGACATTAATGGTGATGTTAAATTCTTAGGGAAAGACCTCCGTCAACTCTGGCAGGCACCTAGAAATAGGTTGCTTGTCGGTGTTGACGCGGACTCAATTCAATTTAGAGTTGCAGCTCACTACATAGATGATCCTGAATTAACTAGGAAGATTGTAGAGGGCAAAAAGAGTGACGGGACTGACCCCCATTCATACAACAAAAAGATAATTGGTCCATTTTGTAAATCCAGAGGTGCTTCGAAGAGAACCTTATTCTCACTGATCCTCGGCGGTCGAAAAACTAAGATAGCTTCTATTCTGGAATGTTCAGAAGGAGAAGCTACACAGGGCATGGAAAATCTGTATGAAGAATATCCAGGCCTAGTGACGCTCAGAGATGAGATCGTAGTTGCAGACGCCAAAAAGGGTTGGTTCAGAGGTCTTGACGGAAGGAAGGTTAAGATACCGGGAGACTCTGTCTCGGAACGGAAGCATTTGTGTCCTTCGGGATACCTTCAAAATGGTGAAGCCGTTATAATGAAACTGGCTTCAATCTATTGGTTAAAGGAGATCGAAGATGCCATCGAGGAAGCGAAGAGTTGTAATGCTCCATCATCCCTCCAAAGGGCCATTCGGAATTCTGAAATCAAGATCGTTGACCTCATCCATGACGAATGGCAGACGGAAACGCCGAACAACATGGAAGTTGCTGTATGGGTGGCGGAAGCTCAGTCAAGGGCGTTACGGAAAGTCGGCGAGGACTTAAAGCTTAAGTGTCCTTTAGCGGGGAGCTATTGGAATGACGATCACAATGACTATACGATCGGCACGAACTGGTACCAGACGCACTGATCACACGTATACGATCCACAAGTTCAAGCATTCCGAAGGTTTATTTAGATACGAAGTACGTCGTGTTGGCGACAATAAGAGGGTCTTAGAGGTAATCTCCGTCAGCTCTACAATCCCGTGGTGGGTCCTACGATCTTTCAGGAGAGTTAGATGATTGATATCTTAATCACTAAGGTAGCCTTCAAGGCTAAAGTCCAAGGCCTCACGGTAGCAGGGGTAACCTGGGTCTATCGTAACATGATGGCGAAATACTTAGGGGATAACCCATTAATAGATTTAGAGGCTGTCGAAGAGATAGCTCAATTGATTAGAGAAGCGAAGTTAAGTGTTGAAGTAGAGTAGAAAGGAAGTGCATATGTACGAAGTAGAAGAGTATTCTTTGTTTGACATTGAGGGAATTGAGGAGTATTATCGCAGAGTAATTTTTGTACCTAGATTGGAGATTGATTGATGAGTAAGTCACAGACACTACCTGTTGAGAAAGAGTGGGAAAACACTGGAATTAAACAGGTTGAGAAGGAAGTCCCTCCTATTCGAAAGGTCTCTACCATCTATACCACGAAGAAGAGATGGGCAAGAAATCCTTGGGATACTAAAGAAATTAGCAAGGAGGAGCACCTTGAGTACTTCTTCAATGATGAATGGCAGAGAGTTCCTACAAAGATTGATTACATTACTATTTAGGAGTTTTAGATGACTAATTACGAAGTTGATGTATCTTACTTAGACAAGTATTTTGATACCGTTCCAATTGAAGGAGCAGAGGATAAGGATCAGGCTGAGTACGATGCTCTGAACTTAATTAGAGATCAGAACCCTGATGCTACACACGTAGAAGTTATGGAGATTAGAGAAATTGGTTGATTACGTTTATTTTTCAGGTAAGGGCAGTTGGTTTAACCACCTTATCAATGCTGACTTAGAGTTTAATAAGTGGCATGTGACACTGCACTTTAATCCTGAGTCTCTGGACAAATTCAGGGAGTTAAAGCTTAAGACCCATCTTAAGAAAGATGATGATGGGTACTACGCTAAACTCTCTCGTCCCGTGACGAAATTAATTAGAGGCAAGATGGTGTCTTTCGCACCACCTAAGTTCTTCGACAAAGATGGCATGCCCATCGATGGCAAAGGTATTGGGAATGGTTCGGATATCACCGTTAAATGCGAAGTTTATAAATACACAGCGCCTAGTGCGAAGGAGAAACAAAACGCTATTAGGTTAGAGTCAGTTCGGGTCGATAACTTAGTTCCTTACGTCCCGAATAGAGATTATACCAAGGAACAAGCAGCAGGTGCCGAAGGTCTCATGGAGCAGCCAGCACCTCTGTTCTAAAATCAAACGCTGTAGGCTGAGAGACTCAGAGGCCGTGGTTTACAGCGAGGGCGTGCAACCTCTGACGTATCTTGCATTTGCCCCACCAATTCATTCTTTAGCACTGTCGCCTAAGAGTCCTTTGACGAACTCGACGAACAGTTGTGAAGAGTAGAGTCTCAAGGGCAATCCTGTGATATGACTCGGTCTTAAACAGGAGAGGTGTGGGATTAAGGCCCCACCGGTGAAGTGATGTAGGCAATCCAAATGCTTACATGTGCTACACGGAGCAATAGGCTTAGCTGTGAATGCGGCCCATCCGTCAGCCCCAAAGGGGGTATCTTCCTATAAGATCATACCGGCGGTTTACCGGATGTGATCGCTCTGGAACCCATGTGTTCTGTTCTCTTTGGCATGGGACTTTCCTCAAAGCAGAACTAGTGTCTATCCTCTCCCCTCCGGTGGCAGACGAGGACCAATAGCCGCAACACCTGTTAAACCCAACAAGGGAACCGCGTGGAACCCTGCCTATGGCTGGTAAGGTGGAGCAAGGGAAGCAAAGTAGACGATGGACGACGTGACTTACAATCACGTTTGACGCAGCAGACTAAGTCCCCGTAACAAGGTAATGTCGGCTCCCCGTTGGTGAGCTAATACCGAAAGGTATATTCGGCTTACTTCTAGTTCAAAGGGCAAACAGATTGGGAACTGTATAACACCCCGGCGTATTCCACTCTTGAGTGTCTGAGGGTTCGAACTCCCTCACCCCGCATGGGGCATGGGCTTTGACCAGAAGAGAAGTACGGACGTAGCATCTAACTCGAAGCACTGAGTGGCCGAATAATAGGGAATTCCGAGGTACTCCGTGGCGCGATGGTAGGTTCGACTCCTGCCCACCCCAGAACCGGTGACAATGATCGCCACATTGGTATAGGTGACTGCCCGGACCTGGTTAGGCAACAGAACAGCAAATCTGTGTATGTGGGTTCAAGTCCCACCTGTGTGATGCAGAGGTATGGTGCGAATTGCTGGTATTCACTATCTCGTGTTGAAGCGAGACGTGACCGAACAATAGGAGCCAGACACAACAAAGAGCCTGAGGTTGCATAAGTCCTGACCAATATGAGCCAGCTCTGAGGCATGGACGAATGGTCGTCGTAGAGAGTAGGTCCGATCACATGGCTGAATACGACAACGCCTTGTAGCCTAAATCGCCCGGCTAAATTAGGGGAGTTCCGATGTACGCATGGTGAAGGAACAGGTAGCTCCGGCGGGTCTCATTAGCCCGTGAGCAGGAGTGGCGGCCTTTGACCCGGACAGCCGAATATTCACTGAGGGTTCGAGTCCCTCCTAGCAGTTGCTAGTGGCGAAACGGTAGACGCACACGTACGTTGCACGTAATGCACACGGAAAGGAAGGTTAGCCATGAACTTTCTATCCAACAGGATGCAACGGTGTTTAAGAGTAATTTTTCACCCCTCAAATCCTCCTTAACAAAGTAGGGGCCTAACGGCCCCGAAGATAAGAAAAAGAAAAACAAAGGGAGATAATTCCCATGTACGGACCATACATGCCTTATCCTTGGGGTCCGCCAATAACAGGACCAATGAATGATGAGGCGATTACACTCGCAAAGCAAGTGATCAAAGCACATAAAGCTGAGAAGAAGCGCAAGGCTGCGGAAGACAAGAAGAAAGACGACAAATCCAAACCGAGATTGTTCACATTCATGGAACTGACTGGTGCGGTGTTTCTGTTCTCTATCCCCGTCGTGCTATGTCAACTAGCGTTGATTAACTACGCTAACCATTGGATGCAAACAATCTTTAATGCCCCACATTGATACCCTAATAGTCGATATCCAACACCTACTCAAACAGAAGGGTGGTTGGTTTTCGCCTGAGATATCTAAGGAGTTCGCTCATGAAGTCGAAACCAGACTCTCAGCACAGTTCAACAAAGAAGAGAAGGCTCCGACGCTCCGCCTTTCTCAAATGGGATCGCGATGCCCGTGTGCTCTTTGGCACTCCATCCATGCGCCAGACGAGGCTGAACCACTACCTCCATGGGCAGAATTCAAGTACGCATACGGAGCCATTATTGAGGCACTCGCAGTAGCTCTAGCAAAGGCGGCAGGCCATGATGTTCGAGGTGAGCAAGATCGTGTCGTTGTTGATGGGATCGTGGGTCACAGGGATTGCGTCATTGACGGCTGCGTTGTGGATGTTAAGTCTGCTGCAAGCCGTAGTTTTCAGAAGTTTAGGGATGGTTCGATACGGCTGGATGATAGCTTCGGTTATCTGGATCAGCTGGATGGATATCTGGTGGGCAGCGCTGACGATCCAATTGTCACGGTGAAGGACAAAGGGTATCTACTTGTAATTGACAAACAACTAGGACATATGGTATTATATGAGCACACAATCAGACCTGATGGAATTAAAAGTCGCATTAAAGACTATAAACGCATTGTGGCTCAAGACAGACCACCAGCGTGTACGTGCGGAACTGTTCCGGATGGGAAGTCCGGAAACATTAGACTTGACACTAAGGCAAGTTATAACAGCTTTAAGTATTGCTGTAATCCTTCCCTCAGAACTTTCCTCTACTCAGATGGACCAAGATATCTAACCAAAGTAATGAGGAAACCAGATGTCACAGAAATCGACAGATACGGAAAAGTTGTTTATATGCCATAAGTGTGGTAAGCCCGTCTCAGACATTACCGGGCGAGAATACGTAAATCACCCTCATGATGTATCTTTCCCTCCAACATGGTTTCATGATGAATGTTTCAACAGATACGAACACTACTACGGACTCGACAAACCAATTGATTAGAACAGTAGATAACGGCAGAGCCGTTGAATTTGAAGAAGGTGTTTGGGAGAATGCAGAGTTTATTGATTACGACAGCGGTTATCCTATTTACGTTAGGCGCACTTTTTAGTGTATTCCTTTATGTAGTTAACAAGATGTTATTTCCGGATTACGGTGATGATGAAGAGATTACTGAGTAATTGGTGGAAATGTGATTGTGGAAAGGTTAGTCCTTGGTGGGCTGACTTCTGTATTAAGTGCCTAAGAAAAAGAAGTTAAAAAATAAGTTTGAGATTAAACTTGATCGACAGATTAAGAAATCTGGGCTCCCGTATAAGTACGAAGGTGAGAAGATACCTTACTACTTTACCGGGCATTATATTCCGGACTTTGTTATTAAGACCCCGAAGGGAACTCTTTATATCGAAGCAAAGGGGTATCTACGTCCTGAACATAAGAGGAAGATGGTGGCCGTTAAGAGACTCCATCCCACTCTCGACATTAGGATTGTATTCTATTCCGAGAATAAGAAATATATCAAATGGGCAACTAAGCACGGGTTCCCATTTTGCATTAGTGTACTGCCGACGGAGTGGTTGATATGAAACCTTGGTGGAAAGGCTTTTGGTGGGGAGTCCTAGCGGGGACTATCTTCGGTAGAGGCTTAGTTATTATCGCAACGTATCTTGGAGTAATCGTTTATATGAGTTTATTTCAATGAGAGACCAATTAGATTTATTTGTTACTAGACATGACGCCCAGAAAAGAGCTGAGAATGCTTGGGTCTGGGGTCTTCTATCGGGAATAGCTTTCACCTGTACTATGTTAGGTGTAGTTCTTATGTTCGGTGTCCGACCCTATTGATTGTGTCTTAGAAGTGTATTCGTTGACTGAGGTCATTGAACAGAATGATCTTACAGAAGAAGATGTTTTACGCTTTCTCGTAGAACAAGAGTTTGTTGAATTACCTGATCCAAAGGCATTAGATTTTGATGACTAAACATCCGATGTCAAGACGAGAACGTCTATATATTAATGAAAAGAAGAAGAGACAGAAGGCCGCCTTCAAACCAAAGAAACAGGAGTCGCAAGATGGACAATACCTTGCGCACGATCGAGACGGCGACCTCACCGGGGTTCTTGAAGACCCTGTTGGAGGAAAAGATTGAGATGTTCGGTTTCGCTGCGGATGATCAAATCCTCAGCATTGAGATTGAAGGTCTACCTGAAATTATTCCACTCAAGATCAAATTTAAGAAAGAAAGGGGTGCTACAGTTACTGTATTAAGTGATGGCAAGGAAGAAAGCTAAACGCAACTATGCAAAAGAAAACCAATGGGAGTCAAGTCCCGAGCAAGTACGTCGTAGAGTTGCAAGAAATCGGGCACGTCGTAAAGCATTACGCGAAGGACGTGTACATAAGGGGGACGGAAAAGAGCTTGATCATGTCGGTTACCACCGAACAGGCTCATTGGATAAGGTTCCAACTCGTGTCGTGTCTCGGCGCGCAAATAGGCGTCGTCAGCCCCCTACTAAGAGTCGTGGTAGAGCACGTGGTTAAGTAAATTAATTTAAAGAAAGGATTGCATATGAATGATCAAGTTTCTAACGAAACTGTTCAGTCGGCCAAAGAAGCCGAAGTCGTCAAAGCGCTCAGTGGTGAAAAGAAACCAGAAGCCCTTGAAGGCCAGCAAGAACAGCAAGCCCAGTAAGGCGTAATTAACACGGCCAATCTTCCGTGTTCAGGGAGGATCGAAAGGTCCTCCCTATTACTTTGGAGATATCAATGTACGATAGTAGTAATCCCTGTGGTCTTGATAACACAGAGTGCAATGCTCGGTTCCATATGTGGAACAGACTTATGCAAGATAATGGAGTAGACCTCCATGACTTTACATCTCGACGTAATGCTAAGAAATACCTTATGAGTATTCTTGGTTATACTAAACAATTAGAGGTTGAACCTCAGGAAGAAGATTACGAGAAAGCAATGGCAACTCCCATTACAGATACTATTTCTTTAGATGATTTATATCGAGCAAAAGATGAGCTCGACAAAACATCCTGCCCTGTGGCAGTACCATGCCAGGCAGTAAACTGGGTTAAAAGGAAAAACTACCCAGTAGCTCAAGAACCCAACAAAAAGGAAAATAACATGGGTTTCGAACAGAATATCGAAGTCGATCAACGCAATCACCTCAAGCGTCGTCTGGACAATGTCCAGCGTGAGCACTATAGTGTGGCACGGAAGGCCTACCATATGAAGGGTCTGGACGTTACGGGTTTGACCAAGGATGAGGCACTCGCTCTCATCACCAGCAGCATCAAGCTGCGGGATGGTGCCTTCAACTCAGAGGGCAAAGTTAGTCCGTACTACGATGTGTTTAGTGCGTTCGAGCTGATCGATGCGAAGATGGACCAGAAGGGCTTCGATGCAGCCATCAAGGCTATCGACACCGCTTATACTGCAGCCAAGGACACGATCCTTGTGTTGCCGTTGGCCGAGGGCCTCAAGGCTCTGCAGGCTTACGAAGCAGCTACCTTCTAATACAAAAGGTCTAGACAGCTAGCCTGTAGAAACAAAGAACCCCGGTAGGGAGAAATCCTTACCGGGGTTTTATTGTGTCTGATTGATATGTGTGCGTTATTTATTTATGTATATGACAGGTTTTTTACGCTTATTTATTGATCAATTAAGTTTTTAACGTGATCTAAACGATCCCTGACAATCTTCTCACCATCATGATATAAAGTTCTCTGTCCATTCTCGCGGATCATTACTGAGGTTTTACCATCTCTACTTGCTGCTCTAGCTGCTGCATAAGCATTAGGTTTATTATTAACTAGATGGTTTTCTTTCTCAGCAATAGCTTTCCAACTATCGTAATCTCTTATGTCAGCATTCTTACCGAGTCTTTGAAATACCTGGTCTCTGGAAACAGCTTCGTAACTCCCTAGGTCTTTACCTGAACGAGATAAGGAATTATCATTAGCTGAACGTAGAGGTCCTGAACCTCCACCCCCTGCTCCACGTCCACCCCCGAATTCAGTAGTAGGGTTATTCTTATTGCTTCTGTCAAGAGGGACGTCAGAGATATTCTGTAATGATCTTGGGTATACTATACCCTCAGGATAATATGGGTTCATAACCCCTTGCATATTCTGATTTACAACCATTTCATTCTCAAGTTGCTTCATCTGTTCTAAGGTAAATCCACCTTGGCGGGCTTTAGCAGCAGGGGTAGGTTGGTCATTATATGTAGGTTTACCTACGGGTAGATCACCTTCATGTAGAGAATCTAGACCTAAAGCATTTCTACTTAACATCTCTACGCCACGTTGATATCTCTTCTGTCTAATCTCTGAGTCTGAACCAAAGGTAGGAAACATAGCGGACTTATTAAACATATAATCTGCTGTGTCTCTCTCCATGTATTGATGCATAGCATCATAACGAGTTTGAGCTTCCTCAGGAGACTTGTAACTGGGATAATTATCGAGACCTTTCTCCTTAGCTACTTGAAGAGCTTCTTCTTGACTTAGGATATGTCCTTGAAAGACAGTAGGAATTCTATAATATTTATCATCTACACCAACTGTAGTAGCAAACAAAGTTGACCTAGAACCATCTGGATTATCTACACCATGGGGACCATTTAAGTTCCATAGGTGTTCCTGATATAGGGATTGTTCTTGTTTATTAAGACCCATATCATTAGTTGCAGTCACGAAGTGTTCGGAGGTCATATCCGTCTGATCAGCAGGACGTAAACTACTTACGGCTTGATCCCAAGAAGACTCGAATGTCTGTCCATCTGATGTACCGATAGGCATATTATTTACCAGCAGTCCTAGTAGGACCCATAAACTCAAAGTGCATGGGGTCGCCATGTCTCCAACTACCTCCCCACACTAAGCCGTGCTTAGCTGCGAGTTCTCTTACGTTAGGTGGTAAGTCTGTCTTATGAGAACCGAAGGGGTTCTTAGACGGGTTAATATCA